TTATTCATCTACCTTTCCGAAAATCTTCATATAGTCTTCGGCTTCTAAATTTATTTCCGTCCATTCCTTAGCTCTATCTTTACTTATATGAATGTACCCCTTGCAATCACTAGTATAGGCTCTATTTTGCGATATAAGCGACTTTATATCTTTAGGCATACTATAGGTATACTAATTTAAATTATAAATAGAGACTTTTATGATATTTTCGATTATAGTGATAAAATTCTGATTATAAATTCAAATTTTGGCAGTTTTTTAAAAATATCCCTACGTATTCCGACGATTAACCGACGATAATTTTATATCGGATTCAATTTCGTAACAAAAAAAGACCGCCCTTCAATAGACGGTCTAGGATAACCCATTATTATCATTATACTATTTATTTAGGTCTTTTTCTTTCTCTTCTATCATATTTTTTAGCTCTTCTAAATCTTCTAAAGTAGCCCTATTTCTTATAAATCCTCTGGCTGCACTTCTAGCGTTTAAATATCTTGTATATTCTCTATTTTTATCTTGCCATTTTTTATTTGCTCGTGTTTGTCCACTATTTTTATTCATTTTCCCTCTACCTTTTTTTAGAATTTCTGTAAGCCATCAAAGATATTATTAATGCGATTATCGATATAATCAATGTTATAACTCTTATAGTCATTTACTTTTAACAATGGATAAAGTATTATAGTATTGACCCCATAAGGGGGAAGGATAATTATTTATCCTTCTTGCTAGCCTTGTACTGTATGATAGCTGTTGTCAGTGTTACTATCGCAGTTGCAAGGCTTATTATTTTTTCTATAATATCCATTGCTTACCTCCTTTCTATACTTATATTATACTATCGATAGTATAATATGTCAATATTTTTCAAAATAAATACAAAAAAGCTACCCGATATTGGGTAGCCTAATGGTATTGCCTTTATAACTATTATATACTAATTCTAACTCTTTTTAAAGTAGGTTATCTTACATTCTCATATATAACATGTCCGTTTATATGCCTTTAAAGAAAGATAAAAATAAAAAAGCAAGCAAAAAGGAGAGCGGTTGAGACTCTCCCTTTGCTTGAGTGGGTTTAAACCGAGGTCGAGATTAAGATGAGGTTAGAGGGACGTTAATTCTCTATTCATCAATAAGCTATACTCGTTTTCGCTTATTCTCTTAACAGGATATTGTGGATATCTGTTGTCAACTACATTCTACCACAATTTATGGTAAAAGTAAATGAAATTAAAGACAACTATTAATTCTTTAAGTTCAATTTATTTTTCTTTTAAGGAGGCGACGAGTTACCCAATCATACAAAAACTTTAAAATCACTGGTTTAGACAACAGAAATGTTACTTAATCTTTTTAATCTCTAAAGCGAGCTTTATAACTGTCATTACTAAAATAATTATTTCTAATATTTTAACAACGTCCACATTAATCCCTTCTCGAACGAAAAACCATGTTGTTTTCTTAACTACTATACCATAAATCTATACACAAAAAAGACCACCGCACGGGTGGCCATAGGTATTGCCTTCATATTTATTTTATTCTAATGCTAACTCTTTTTCAAGTAAACATAAGCACAAAAAAAGCCCCACCCTCTACCAAAGGTGGGACGACAAGAGATCACGGAGAATATTTATCCCTTCTTAATTATCGAGGTAGATTTTTTACTTGCCTTGTTAATATTTTGATTCTTTTCCTAATTATTTTCTTTGTTGTATTTTGCACTTGATATCTTGACTAGAGATCCCAAAAGCGTATTAACTGCTGCTAGTACCGCAGTAACTCTTTCCAGGTTCCCATAGTTATAAGCCCCCAGTATAGCAACTATAAAAGTGCTTACTGGTATAGCTATCAAAGATATAGTTTTTAAAGTATCATAAACTTTATCATTTTTAAAAATCATTTTTACCTCCTAAAAAAGAATCCATGGAGTAGTATCTCCACTAGTATATCTATAAGCTACATAACGTCTTTTACCTGAATCATTGCCTATATATGAGATCCATCTACAGCCGTTTTCTTCATAAACTGAATCATAGTAGATATTTTCCCACGCTCCGTACTGTGCCACTATTGGTGCATCCGTACTTGGATATGCCCTCACATTACATACGGTAGTAGTTAGACCATGCCAATCTTCATCTTTAACCTTATTCCATTTAGTAGATGAAGTGTTTTTATTTTTAGGATTAGATTCTTCTACTGCTCCTATAGGTCTAAAGTACCTTACAGGATAGTAAGAATCATCTAGATAGTACCAATACCCTTCATTCTCATTGTTAGTTGTTACTGTCCAGTTAAGTCCAGCGTTACAGTGGATGATCTCCCCTTTTCTTAAGAAAATACCAGTATGGCCATACTCTCCACCACTTCCGCCTTCTACACCTTTTACAAAGATATCTCCTTCTCTTACTTCATCGTAAGAGATTTCTTTAAGATACTTGCCTTCTCTCGCTAATCTGAATAAGTCTTCTGTGGATCCATTCCATGTTGTCTCAGGTATAAATCCACCTTTCTTGAGAGACTTATAAACAAAAGATGAACAGTCGTCTGTAGCACTGTTGTAGCTTGCTTCCTTTCCGATTCTTCCTCCGCCCATTACATATTCTGGCACATGCCATCTACTCTTTGCATAGTCAATCATTGCTTTTACACTTCCCATAATTACCTCCTTGTGAAAATGCTTGTGATGAGTTTTCCTCTAAATTTCAACGTTCTTCGTCTTTCTTGTGAATGTCCGTGTGCACATCAAAAGGACTAACTTTCGCTAGCCCTATCAACGTTTTAAATCTTTCAATTCCTTCTTAATATCCTCTGCCATCTCTTTTGTGAAAAGCTCGTTTGTGGTGGATTGTAGCTTGTCGATTTTGTCGTCAATCTTGTCCACCTTAGAGTTTAGATTCCCTAAGCTCTGCTTGCTGTCTGCGGAGTGCTTATCCAGGATAGCCTCATGAATATTAAGCATAGTAGTATTGTCAGCAATTATATTTGTGAGCTTATCATTAATCTCATTACTCTTTTCAAACCACTTGTCTTGGTTTCTCTGCCAGGTTCTCTTATCTGTGATAGAGAAATAGAAAAATATTCCTGCTATCACAATTAAGACGCCAAAATCCGCCACTGCTTTTGTGATTTCTAACACAACTTAATCACTTCCTTTCTTAATATTTATATAAAAAAGAGAGCATAAGCTCCCTTAATTACCCTATCTTATTTAACCTCAACCCACTCGCTATTATCTTCATTTGATATATACACAGCAGTTCTTTTTCCTTTCACTTTTTCCTTAAGAAGGGTTAGATTAATACTGATGTTGACGGATTCATTAGTGCTTTCATCGTATATGTGCTTAGGATTTTCATCCTGAATCCATTTTGCGACTCTCTTTAAATCTTCCATTAAATAATTATATTTATCACCGAAAATTACATTACTTATAGATTTTAGATACTCATAGTAACTCATCTTAAAGTCTTCTACATACTCTTCTTTTAGCTGGGCAATTATGAAAATATTATATTGTAGCCCAATTTTCTTAACTTCTCTAAAAACTTTTTCTAAAGGATACACCTTACCAAACACATGTAATCCATCTACTTCATCGTATTCTAGATATTTATCAAATTCATCATTTATGCCCAGAGACTCTTTTTGGTCTTTACTTAACCTTCCGCCTGTCGAGAAACTCAAAACAAAATCATCATCTTCATATTCATTTATCTCTGTTTTTATTTCGTCATTATAATTAACCCATCTGCCCATGTCTGAAATAATAGAATTAGGCCTAAACACATCAATAAATTCGTCAATTGCTAACTCATATCCTACCTTATCAACATCGGGCTTTATCCATATATTGTCTTTATCAACAGGAGGCTTTTCACTAGATACAATCACACTTTTCCCGCCTATATCTATATAAGGTAAGTCAGTGTATCTATGCACGCCATCCCCCATTTTCATTTTAGTGGTGTCCGCCTCATAGGCTAGTTCTCCATCAAGTAGGATGTCACCCCACTCTTCCCATTCGGCCTTTGTCATCTTTTGAAACTGAAATCTCGCATTAATATTTGCTATAGCCATTACTTAGCCTCCTTGACTTCTTTTTCGTCTTCCTCTTTATTAGGGGATTCTTCTTCGCTCTCATTTTCCTTAGGAGCTCCCTCCTTGGCCTCGCTTGTATTTCCATCTTCCTTAGGCTCTTCCACCTTCAAAGGCTTGCAATCTGGACCTAGCCCATCCATGGCCAAAAGTTCTTCTACATCTTTTCTCAAAGCCTCTGGTCTCACATCTTCAATTGTCCTAAAGCCTATAATAATTCCAGTCTTATAAGCCTTCGCAAACACGCTATATCTCTTAGTCATTTAATCCTCCAATACTTTCGTAAATCTCAATTACTGCCTGCGATTGTGCTTCCTGTATTTCCTTCTTGGCCACATCGATAGCCTCGTATATCTCAACTACCGCCATTGCAGAGGCTTCTTCCTTGTCCTTGATATCTTCTTCAAGCTTCTTAGTGTCAGCCTTAACTTCAATCTTATTCATTTCTTCAAGCACAGAAAAAGGAGCGTTATATAGCCCCTTGTCCCTTAGTTCATTAATTTCTTTTATAGACTTTTCGTTGTAGATTTTAATCAAAAGTACCTCCTAAATTTGACACATAGCTTGGAGTTTTAGATTCTCCCTTAGTAATGGTGACCCTAATATTTACGCCAGCTTGACTTGCTTTTTTCTCCTTATTAGTAAAGACATAAGCCTTATTTTCAAGAACTGCACTAGTGGCATCCTCCCACTTTGGGGCTTCATCTAATGAGTTGTTACATACTTCGTACTTGACCTTAGCACCTTGGGCTACGTAGACCCCCGCTGTAGCAACAAATACTCTTTTAGCTAAGGCATCCGTCTTTATTCCCTTGTCGGCTAACTCTACAACCAACCTATCTATAACCTTGGTGAAGTTAATAGTCCTTTTAGACTTAAAGCCCTTATCGTCTTCTACTACTATCTCAAGCTTATGTTTACCTGCTTTAAGCTTTATCCAGTCTTTGCCATCAATAAGGATTCGCTTATCTTCTCCATCTTTCAAGGCTTTCTTCTTGCTATAGATTTGTCCATCAAGATATACCTCAACGCTTAGAGGGTCTTTCTCTGGATCAGTAGCAGAATAATTATAAGAAAGCTTATCCTTGATTTTTCCTAAGTCCTTGTCCTTATCTGCTATGATTGGAGGCATATTATTTCTAACAAAAGTAACACGCCTGTAAACCTTAGCCATGCCATCAGTTGCTTCTATTTCGATTGTATTTTCTTTATTTAGAGGCAATTTAACTATTTGCTCGTTGGATATAGTTATAACATGGTCTTGACCTAAGGCGGCATTGTCCATAGTTCTTATAATATTGCCGTTGATTTTCTCCACTACCTTTATGCTATCTTTTTCAGAATCGCTAACCTGGTATTTGTAAGAAAATCCTGTATTCTTAGCCCCTAAATTCACATCATTGCCAGATATTACTGGAGTAGAATTAACCCTTTGGAAAGTATAAGTCCTTACCGAACTTGCCCCTTGGCTATCCATTGCTATAATTTCTACCTTGTGACGGCCTAAATCCACACTCTTAATAGGAAGATTAAATGTTTTTCTTACACCCAAACTGGTAGGCGTTGAGGCTTGCTTGACTACTCCATCAACCTTTATCTCAACCTTGACACTATCGCCATTAGCGTCTTGGACTATATATTCAATGTTAAGGTCTTTTGATACTCCGCCCATATCTAGGTCAGAACCAGAAATGCTAGGAGCTTGATTGTCCTTATTGAAATGGTACACCCTACTAGCAGAGGCATTGCTTGAATCAGTAGCAGTAACCGTTATAGTATGCTCACCTAAACTATAATCAGATAGCCTTATATTAACCGTTTGCTCCTTATTTAAAGCAACTGCAATAGGGTATTGAATAACCCTATCATCAACTAGGATTTTAACCTTAACCTCGTCCCCATCTGGGTCTGTTACTGTATAGCTAATCTTAAAGTCAGATTTCACACTACCTAACTTCGTATTAGACCCTGTTATAGCAGGAGGACGATTAGCTAAGCCCTTGTACTCATAGAAATAACTTCCACTCTTGCCATTATCTGGATAAGCACTCCTATCCTCACTTACTACATCATCATAGTAGGAACCTTTCACGTCCCTATACTTAGTTACATACTCATAGTCTGTGTAAGGCTCTTTTTCCGTGTATTCTTCTGTAGCAGTATAAGGGATTCTTTCAGTATATGGGACTTTTTCTGTGTAGGTCTCGGTTGTTTTATAGCTATAAGTTATAGTATAAGACCAAGTACCTCCAGGACCATCCTGTATGATATAAGTGTCTTTAATTAACCATCCGCTGCTTACTGCTTTGTTAGAAGCAGCTAGCGAAGCCTTATCTCTTGTAGCATATCCACCTTGGCCATAAGCATCATTCTTAGTTACTTCCCTAGTCTTAGTCTCATTCCTATACTTAGTTTCATACCTATACTTAGTAACCTGCCTAGTCTTTTTAACGTCCCTATACTTAGTTACCGCTTGTCTTTCCTGATAAGATTCTTGTTTAATATTAAATCTCGACCATTTATAAACTTCAGACACTTAGAACTCCTCTCTGATTGATTTCATCATACCAACCCTCTAATATATTTAAGCCATCCGCTGAAAAGCTAGCTACAAATTGATTGTAAGGCATATTATTAAAGTTTTGGCCCACCAAAGTAGCGACCTGGACCTGCAAGGCTCTTACAGCATCCCCTAATATCGAAAGCTTGATATTATTAATCAAATCATTCCATTCCATCTTGGCCATATTCTCTGCATTAACTGGTGTCCCTTCTTGGAAAATTACCCCATCATGCCTTATATGCTGAATTAGAGGATTTCCAGCTTCATTCTTGCCGACATCAATCTCTTCCCTAACATCAGCAAGCTCTGCTATATGGTCATACCAACCTACAAGCTCTATCTGCTCATTAGCTAGCTTATTCTTAAATTCTTCACTATCATATAAATCTTTCTTCAAAAAATCATAGTACTTATCCAAACTATAATTATTTCTAGACATTTTCTATCCCCCTCAATTCAAACACACTAATAGGGTCCGTCAATTCTTCTTCTACAAATCTAATATAAAAACTTGATACTAAGGCATAGCCTATATTCTTTATCCTTTCACAAGGCTTAGATAAAAGCACCCTACCATCATCATCAAGCAACCTAATATCAGTTATAAGGCCCTTGGACTTAGTGGTATTTACATAAACCTTAAGCAAATTCTTATCAACATCTTTTCTTAAAATCTGTACCTTTTCTAATTTTCCATCAATTTCTACTTCCGCCTTGGTAATCTTAGCCTCTGTCTCCAGGGCGATTTTATTCAATAAATAATCACTAATCATCCTTACCTCCAAAGTTAATACGTCTATCCGAACTCATATCTTGCACATACCTAAACTCCCTATTTTTATCGTCTCTCATAATTATTAGGCCTCCCTTAGGAGCATATCCATAATAGTTTTCAGAATTATATAGGCCACTCTTAGCCTTAAGATCTATATAAGAACCTTGACCAATAGCATAAGTATAAGGTATATCTCCGCAAGGATGCTCCCCGCATAACCACACTTTGCATGAATCTATTCCGTATCTAGTCTGTAATTTAAACTGTAAAGCATAAATCTGGTCTATAAGGATTCTTATTCCTGCTGCCTTTATCCTTTCTAATATCTCATAAGGAACTATATCAGCAGTGTTCATAATTGATAACCTTAAAGCGGCAGGTTCATTATAAAGATAATCTCCATCTAAAAATCCTTCTTTTATCGATATATAATCATCTCCTAGTAGGGTACTCATTACATAATTTATAGTCGGTATATCTCCGATAGAAAGATTCGATATGATTCTGACTTTGATATACAAACGGTATAAGTCATCACTCATGTTATCCGCTCTAATTTCGCCTACATTAGCTCCTAATAGGTCTAAGGTCTTACCATATGCCTTATCTATATTATGGCTTTCCTCGATTGAGCTAAAGGCTTTTTCAAGCTCTCCCGACCCATTGTATAGTACATAATACAAGTCTTTATTAGTTTGCTTTCTGAATCTTTCTGGAAGTCTTTTCCATGCTTTTAAATACAAATCATTATACATAACTTATCCTTATTAGGTCAGGACTTGTAACCGCTATAGAGTTCCTTTCAATTTCTATAGTTTCGTCGACCATAGTAAATTTAGGGCTTGCCCCTATAGTTATATCAGCATCACTTACTCCTCCAGGACATAATATCTTTGCTATAAGCTTGTTATATATTACATCTTCGCCTAGTTTAAGTCCCGAATACTCTACATTATCCTTATCTACACCCCCTATATAATTTAGTATAGATCTCTTGATAACATCATCTCCTGGATAGTCGTCCGTCTTTTTGATTTTCGCTTCAACCTTTATTTTTACTTCGTTTGCACGAGTAAAACCTATCTTATGTTTTATTCCTTTTTTATCTTCAACAAATTTATAAGTTTCGCCATATGCTTCTATTCCAGCTGGCTTATTCTGATAAATAGTATCTACAATTTTGTCCGTATCTCCACCAAAAACAAAGCATGCTACAGACTTAGGAGGTATTCCATCTATAGTTTTCATAGTAAAATTTTCTCTTACTTCACAATCTACTACATCATCTATATCTAAAAGAGCAGCTGTCATAGCTGGCACAGTAGAACCCCCGACCCTAGAATAAGATTTTTTATATCGTAGCCTAAATTCTTCATCACTTTCTACATTCATACCGCCTTCTGTATAGTCTTTATTACTTACTTTCTCAATACCATAAGTAGGGTTAACTATTGTATTTATATCTCCAGTTTGGGCATTGGTATCTTTACCCGCGATAACAGACTCTATAGCTACATCGACCGTTCCGTCTTCACCTATATATACAATATCTTTTGTGTAGTATTCAATACCGCTTTGAGTAGCTACTCTAAAACCTGCAGGGACTAAAGTATCAGGCTTTCCGTATATAGTAACAAAACCTTTTGACTTAGTCGCTGGTCTTCTAGTTATCGTTAAATATTGACCTACAGCGTCAAGTCCTGCCCCTTCTGCAGTATTCACAAAAGGACTCATGTATACCGCTTCTGCAAGTTCCCATAAATAAGCCTCGTCCCAGGCTGCATTTCTAATCAATTTGCCTAGAAAAGAGGTCTCCGATGTATCAATCTTTACACCAAAAACCTCTCTAGCTCGGCTTATTCTCTCTTCTAAGCACTCACTATATAATTTTCTCTTAAATCCATACTTAGTTACTCCATATCCATCGTCCTTAAATTCTGATATAGAACCGTAATCCTCGTATATATTTAACTTATCCAATATTAATCACCCCCGTTAAGGATAATTCCTCATTGTATGGGTCTATTACAAGTATTGATATATTAGCAGTTCTTTTCTCGCTATTTCTATCTATATCAATGCTCCTTACTTCCTTAATTCTTTCATCTTGCAAAACACATTCCCTTATCCAATATTCAATATCACTATCTCTTATGTCTTTGCCAGTAATATCTTTATAAGATAAGCCTAGATTAAGATCTAGAAACCACTCACCCTTATTCACAGCTAAGCGATTTTCTATGTTTTGCCTCATTTCTTCTTGACCCCCTACTAAATATAGGTCATTGTCTATAATGTCTATGTCTCCGTTGGTCATTTTAAATGTTTCATAATAACTCACACTATCACACCACCTTCTGTTGTAGGGTCTCCTTTTTTAGCTATCTCCCTGCCATTGTAAGTCGCATGTCCTTCTAATTTAATATTAGGACTTAAGATATTAATTGCACTACCTTTAATTTCTATATCTCCATTCGCTTTAAGATTAATATATGAGTCTTTATTAGTCATATTCTGTAATACAAAACCCGTTTCATCTACTACTCCTAAAGTATCATTAAAGAGGCTAAAACCGCCAATTGCTACGCAATCAGATACATCGTGCATTCTTTCTGTATCAGCCTTATCTTGACCTAAGAGTATCTGGTCTGTATCTCCATCCATAAAGAGCAATACTACATAGTCCCCCTCTTTTAGTGGATAGTAGGCCACAAAATCCTTACATCTTAAGGTTACTAAAGGGACATTTATAACTAAGGAATTTTCTTCACTAGGTAAAGGCATAGCCTCAATATACATTTTCTCAGGATCAAAACTCTTAACCTTAGCAAGCTTTGCCACCATAGTATTAGCGGATAAAGTATCTGTAAAATTATCCATGAATTTATTAAAGGCGGCATTAGTATCTTTCTTACTTCTTAATACATCTTTCAAGCTTCAACCACCTCCAATTCTGTTGTAAAGTCCTTTGAATGTTTTCCCGACTTTACCCTAAATTTCCCATTGATTGACCTGGATTCAATACTTATAATAGAGTCCGTCTCAATTTGTGGATTAAGTAAACATTTGACCGTCCATGATGGCACTTCTTCTTCGTTATTCTTCTTGTCTTTCTCCCTATCAGGAGTGTCAATTTTATCTCCAGTCATATTTTTGTTTTGAGTAGGAGTATCAAGCAAACCGCTATCAGCATTTAAGAGTATTCCCGACTCATAACCCTTATCCTCTGGCCTTATAACAATACGCCCTTTATTTACAAACATTTTAGATTCAGTATCTTTAGCTAATTGTATCAAACTTTTAGATGCTACACCTTTTATAGTCTTACCTAAAGGGTAATTTATATTATTTTTAGGATTAAGTTCCACAACTGTATATCCAAGAGTATCTATCAAATCTTTCATGATAGCCTTAGCTTTGGTATCATTAGCGTAAGTCTTATTAAGTTCTTTCTTTCTCCATGACTTAGCTCCGTCTGATATAGTAATAGTCGTTACCTTATCAAGGCCACGCCATTCTGTTTTCATTTCTTCTATTTCTCCGCTTAGTATCTCGGATATATTGTGCATTTCCTTATATCCAGCGGATAATATAGCCTTACCTTCTTTTTTAATCTCAGCTATACTGTCATTAGATAAATTATATATAGTTACTGTAGCCACATCTGGCTCAGCTTTATCAGCAAAGGGTACATCAAATTCTATATCTAAGGCGTTATCTCCTATAGTCTCAAAAATCTTGCCCCCTGCTTCTAAAGTTATTTCTCTAATCCAATACATACAAGAATACATCCTCGCTTAAATTGTCATAACCTATCCTTAAAGCTCCTTCTGTGGTGTCGTAAGGGATAACTATAATGTTAGGTATATCTAAATGCTCTAAGCCGTCAAACAGAGGTTGATGAAGGACTATTTTTTCACCCATAACTACAGGTTTGTGATTCTTATACAGGTTAATCGTGAAATAGTCTTTATAAGAATTATAGAGTACCTCAAATTGAAATATTTCTTTATCTATTTCCAGCTCAAACTCATAGGGTATCCTGTCTTTATCTATATTAATAAAACGCATTATCTACCCCCAATCCTTCTTGCTCTATTTGACGTACCAGTAGTCAAAGTCGACAGCATCCTATTTCTAACCCTTACCGGATTTGTATTGCTAATACTGTGCTTGCTAGCCATAGATCCACCAGCCGCACTCAAAGACTTTTGCCCTCGACTTACACTATTAGTATTTAATATCTGCTTCCTTCCTGCATTAGTCATTTCCTTAACCTTTGCCTTGGTCTGACCTTGACTTTTACCATCCGGACTTTTAACATCTTGATTCGCACTCTTTGGCTGGGCTATCTTTACAGACTGCAAAGATAAATCCCAGTCGTAACCGTCCATGATTTTTTTGTTTTGCTTTGTAGAAAAGCTTACAATAACTACATCGTCAATCCTACGCTTACCTATATATCCTAAAAGTTCAGCATCCTTCTGCATTTGTTCTATTGTAGCTATCTTGTTATCCGCATCATTTACCATCATTCCGCTTAATCTAATTTCATATGGATTAGTCTTCATATGATCAGCTATATCTTCGCCTTTCTCTATCGGCCTCTTAGTAACGTTAGCTTTCTTAGATACTTCTTCGGTGGTTGTGCAGTCTAATAACACTGACCCTAGCCTTATCTTTGTAATCTTATTCGGTTGATTAGCCATGCTTACCCCCTTTGTAGATTAGCTGTATTAAATAGGGACATTATTCTTTCGTCTACTATATCAGCTATAACGTTACCGTCTGATTGAGCATTTCCTTGGCCATAATAATTAACGGTTATATGCGGACTAAATGAACTATTATTAGTACTTGCTGTATTATTAATCACACCACTACTAACATCACCCATGCCTGTATTGGTTGGAGTTTGACTAAATCCTTTTTCAGTCGCTCCCATAGCCCTAAGTTGTTCAGACCCACTAGCATTTACAACCATTTCGTCTTTATGGAGCATAGCTGGGAACTCATCATATGGTACACGGTACAAACCAGTTGCAAATCCAGCCAAGGATTTTATCTTACCAACTCCACTCTTGACGACATTTACAACCGCATTGATAGGCTTAGATAATAGGTTCTTAAGACCGTTCCACGCACTCTTAATCCCTTCTATCGCACCTACTGCCTTAGACCTTAACCCTTCAAACATTCCTTTGACCGTTTCTATAGCTCCACTTATAGCGGTTGCCATACCTTCAGCAAATGTATCAATTTTAAGTTTGATTCCATCGATTATAGTACCTACCCACTCTTTCATGGCGGTAAATTTCTCGATTATAACGGCTTTGGCCGTTTCAAACTTCTCTCCTACCGCCATTACAAATTCATCAAATTTGAGTTTTATCCCCTCGACAAATTCGCCTATAGTAGTAGCTACCGATAATGCTACTTCACTTATTTTAGTTGATATTCCGTCCCATACTTCACTTGCTTTCTGCTTTATTAACTCCCAATTATCATATAAAAGATATCCAACGGCAACCACAGCTGCTATACCAGCCGCAACTAGACCGATAGGACTTGCTAATAGCATTATAGCTAAGCCTATAGTCTTTATAACTCCACCTACCACCATAAAAGCAGCACCAACGGCCGCTATAATAGGACCAGCTACAGCTATAGCTCCAGCTATCTTTGCTATTTTTCCTTTAGTCTCATCGCTTAAGGAGTTAAACTTATCCGTGATTTTAGATAGTCCGTTTGAAAATTTCTCTATGACTGGAGCTAAAGCTCCCCCTAACTCTATTAAAGAGTTTTTAAGCTTAGTCTGGGCTCTTTGTAGTTTCTCCGCAGGTCCTATCATCTTTTCGTAGTTTGCATCTACAGCACCACCACTATTAACCATCTTGTTTAAAGTATCGTTAAAAGCTCCAGCACCATCAGACATCAAAGCATTAGCAGCAGACGTGGCCATCTTGTTGCCAAACATATCCCCTAAGGACTCACCGTTTTCTTCAGCTACACCCTGTAGGGATTGCAATACATCGCCCATAGATTGGCCATTTTCCATTAACTCTTTGAAAGAACCACCTAAATTCTCTCGCAAGGCTTTATCAGCCTTTGTACCGCTTGTAGATAATTCAGATATTAGAGAGCTTAGGTTAGTAGTAGCTATTTGGGCATTTTGACCTTTAGCAGTTAGTATCGAATACCCTGCCCCTAATTGGTCTATAGATACACCAGCTGCCGAAGCAAAAGGTATAACCCTACCTATAGACTTACCTAATTCATCAACCGTAATCTTACCTAGATCTTGGGTCTTAACAAATACATCTTGAATATGGCCTACTGCTTCTTGTCCACTCAGACCATAAGCATTCATGGCAGTAGTGGTTGCATCAATAACAGTAGGCATATCAGTAAATCCTGCCTTAGTTAGCTTTACCGCTTGGTCTACAAAACCTACTACATCACTACTACCTACACTAGATGATAAGGCCTCATACATAGAATTACTAATTTCAGTCTGTGCAATACCAGAGGCATCTGATATCCTTCTAACTTCATCTTGGATTTTACTAACAGGTAGTATGTCTTCATCTGCTAGGGTAGTAACCTGTCTTATCGCCGTATCAAGCTCTAAGGCACCTTGCACTCCTTCTTTTAAAGCAAGAGAAACAGGAGCCGTAAAGGCCGTAACCTTCGCTCCTGTCTTCATCATTCCTCCGCCTAGATTCATTACTTTTCCACCAAAAGCAGATACAGCAGAGCCAGCAGACTTCATAGGTCCGCCTATCTTATCAAAAATGGAGGATTTCTTATCGACATCCTCCATACTTTCTTTTACTTTATCAAATTGTTTATCGACTTCTTGTATATCCGATACCGCTTTACCAGTATCAGTTTCAAGCCTCCAGGTAAGCTCTCTTTGGTCTCCCACTCGCTCACCTACCTTTCTTTGTCATTCTTTTGACTTCGTTTGCTATCTCTTTTTCCACCTTCTCCACGGCTACAGTCAACTCCTGCAAGTCTTCTTGTGTAATAACCATAGCCTCACTATAGGTTAGATAGTTTTGTCTTATCAAAAAAAGAGCAGGTCTCCAGAACTCATTATATAAAGCTCTGACCCTACTCTCTACATGTTTTTTGAGAATTTACCGCCATATTGGAAGTTACTGGCCTGTATGCAAACTGTCATTAATTCAGACACATCATCATAGTCATCTACAGAACGCTTAGGATTAACTACGACATGTTCTAGCAATTGCTCGCACATAGTTAATTCTATAACATTATTGTTTTGATCCAACCACTTTTGCTTAATCTCTAAAGCTTTCTTAGTAGGAAGCTTTTGGAAAGTATATTCCACATCTCCTATAGTTACTTTCTTTTGTAAAAATTGTTTCTTATTATTATTAGACATTTAAAACTCCTTATCTTTATCTTGCTCTCAAATCTTCAAAATATGGGACAAATATAGGTACTTCTACTTCGTCTGGCTCTTTGAAACCAGTATTTTCGTCCATGCTCTTAAGAATGATACAATCATTCATTGCATGACTTTCCGCATTATCGTTCATATCAGTAATAGCTAGAGTAAAAGTTTCCCTAGACTTTGCTAAGTCTCTGAATAGTGGCAAAGATGGACTAGTCTGCATTAAGGTTAGATTAACAGTCGCTGAACCATCTAAGTTAATTCCATATGAAACTACTCCGTCTACTCCTATCTTAGGCATAACATTGTCTTCGTTCTTCTCAATAGTTACCATTTGGTCTTCGGAAAATCCAGTGATATATTGGCCATTTACGGTAACTGTAGCTAATTTAGGATTATATACTAATACCATTAATTATTACCTGCCTTTTCTTCTATTTCGTTCACCATATCATAAGTCAAGACTCCTGATATAATTCCTTGATGGATTGCTCCTTGTAGCTGTACAGCCCAAACAATATGGTCATACTTTCTTAATGCTACTTCGTTCGCATCCACTTCTTCTCTCTTCTTGTAATCAATCCTAATTTGGCCAGGAACTACTATTCCTTGTGTGATAGCTTCCTCTAATACGCCTCTAACTACACCCACTAGGATTCCAATACCAGTATTAGTGTAAGGTATCTTATCATTCACTACAGAGGCTCTAAGGATTCTTTCTTCCATCTTAAACCTTATCCAATATTCTGATAAGATGATATCTAGATACTCTCCAGATAATACTAAGCCTTCAGACCTTTGTAATACACCTAATTTCTCTACATAGGTATTAATACCATGCTCGTGTAAATCCTTAATTTGTGTATCAGATACATTCGCTCTCTTTACACCTTTAACCTCCTTAAACTTAGCAGTTTTCGCTCCAATCTTGTAAGACATAATTACCGCCGTACCCTCAGCACTGTAGGCCTCTGGATCGTCGTGATAGTCTACAAAGGTATTTTCATATAGCTCATCATATAAAGCCTTACAATCTTTAAAGTTATTAACTGTAACCGCATATAACTTGCTGTTAGTCTGTGCTAGTTCAGATAATTTCTTAATAGTCTCTACGCTATTATCAGTAGTTACCAGCCAAAACCAATCAGTCCTACCACCATTCAGTAATTCTTTTACCGCTTCGGCTGTGCTTGCTCCTGCCTTACCATATACTGCCACTTGTTGAGGTTGTGGCTTTTGTGCAAACAATCTAACTAGTAGTTTGTATAGCTTTCCTTCGGGATCTACCTTATTTACATAATCATAATCTACTAGCTCATAATCTATATCTTTTGTGTTGTCTACAACTAAGATTGTGCCAAATCCTCTTTCAGATACTGCCACTGTTTTTCGTTGTATATGCACAGGAAAATCTAATTTTGCCATATTCTAAAAATCCTTTCCCTTGTTAATCTTATATGTTTCAATTGTTTCCGTCCTTCTGTCGATTTCGTGTAAGTATCTAATCCTTAAGTCAAATCCATATCGATATTCAAATGATACATCTTTAAAAACCGTTCTATCCGTAATATCTCCCACATCTACCACTACAAAATTCTTTTCCCACAATTTATAGTATCCAGCATGCCTAAACCAATCCCAGGCCTTCTGTATAGATCTTTGACTCTCAATTATATCTTCGCTATAAGCATTAAAACTTATCACATAATAGGGTTGAGTAGATAGTGTTTCTCTATGGTCATACTTAAACCTTTTATCTAAAGAAGGGGGAAAATCAAAATATTCATTTCCCCTACCCTTATCATTTTGTAAAAGGCTTGTAAATTTAAAGCTAAAATAAGGATAAGCAGGCCTTCTAATATTGCTGTCAGTATCTATAACCTTTAATCCTGTATATTCTTTTAGACCCTTAACAATCGACTCTCTAATTGTCATCATCATTTCTATCACATCTTTTTAATACGTAAATAAAAAGACCTTCGTCAAAATCCGAATAGTCCCTTACTTCCATAATTTTATAAAATTTTTTACTGCCATTATTCTGTATATTGCAAATGTCTGTACCTTTTTCCATGGCCACATAACTATAAAGCTTACGATCATCACGGGAATATATACCTCCCTCGTCATTAGCTAATTCGTTGTTAGATAAAGGGACTATCGCAAAGTTAGATAACTGTAAAACCTTATGCTTTCCCTTAATAGCTAGGCCATTATCTTCATCGTACCTATCAGGCTCCCTAATCTGGGCTAAAACCCTACCTGTCTTATACTTTCTTACTAAGGCTTTAAAATTAAATAAACTCATCATCTACCCCTTACTTCATAACTAATTGCTGCCGCCAATTGACCTGTATCTACTAGTGGATTACTAGAACCCTTATGTTCTATTGTCATGCTAGATAAAGGAGGAGATTTTACATCGTTGATTAGATAATCTCTGATAGTATCGGCACATGTTTGCCCTAAAATTTCATAGAAACTCTTTGCAGACATATCACCGTTTACTACCCTTGTTATTAGTTCATCTCCACTACTGCCAACCTCCCCACTCTTACTATCATAACTTGTCCTTACGTAAGATCTCTCGGGTATCTTTATTTCCTTTGTATCTTTACGTAGATGCACATTATAGTTATAGGCTAAAAATCCTCTCATCTTCTTAGTTACAGGTATAGAACAGCCAAATTCATGAACATTTGCAATCATAAGCATTTGCCCACCTGCCTTTGAAAGAATCCCTACAGCCACACTATAAGATTCAAGCTCTCTAAGCCTAGCTAGTAGGTCAGGTACATTATTCTTATCTACGACCGTCATCGTAAGGTCTTCTATCTTTTTCAAGATTATTCATACGTCTATAAGGTTCTAACCACGCCATGATATACGCAGGTATAGCTCCAGCCCCTGCAGAGCCTCCGCTTGCAGTTCCATAAGTTACAGACATATCCGATAGTTTTTCAGACTGTATGTTATATTGCTTAGGGTCATTCTTCACTAACTCATCAAGGGCCAACGCTACTGGCCCAGGTAGTTTATTATCTTCAAAAGTAACATTACAATAATCTTCTATCCACTCTTTATATAAAGGTCTAAGTCTTTCAAATTCAGCCTCTATATTATTATTAGCGGATTCTTCATTGACTAATTCATTATCTAAATCTCTTTCCCACTTATAATCAGGTGTTAAATCCATAATCTAACGCCCCTTTCTTATCCATCGATCAATTTTATTAGTTCCTCTTTAGTGGTGTCCGACTTATAACTTATCCCTTTATTACCAGCTATCTTCTGTAATTCGCTTTTCTTTAGTTTGTCTAGATTAGTACTTTCTTTAACTAATTTCCAGCCCCTAGCTTTATATAATAAATCATAAGTCTTTTGTGTAACCTCTACTAGCTCACCACTTGGCTTAATAGCCTTCATTCAAGCCTCCTTATTGTGCTGGCTTTTCTTCTGTCTTAGGCTTTAGTAGTGCAAAAGCATCGTCTTTTACAGTTAAGAAAGCAGCGTACATAGTAACCTTTAACGCCAACAAATCTCTTTCAAATAGATTGATTGGACCTCCGTCCTCACCAACTATAGTAGTTAAAGTAGCGTCTTCTGAAATTGCATATTCCAAACCTTGTGGAATACCATAAAATAAATTATCAAAGTCTCCTACAAAGGCAACCGCTTGTTTCTTATCCCATGCCTTTCTATTTCCATAAGCAATTGGCAAACCTAATGCTTCAGCCGTAACACCTTCTCTAGGCCCATTAAATATTGGTAGATTTCTACCATCTAAAGCACCTCTAAGGTCTTTATTGTAGCTTCTAGTAGTAGCAATCGCCTGTGGCTCTAGGTCAGCATCCTCAATTAGTGCCATCATATCGTTAATGTCAACGTATGGATTATCAGATTGACTTACTACATTGCCAGCGGTAGTAGCTCTTTCTGCCACAGATATGCCTTTAGGGAATGGTGAATCAGTACCAAATAGGACTGAATTGTCAAATTTAGCTTGAAATGATTCTGCTATTTTAGGCTTAATTGTTTTAAAGAAATCACTGACTGTATATTTCAAGAACTCCTTAGATACAGGAATAATAACACCAAGCTTGTGAGCTTCCATTGTAATTTCTAGCCATTTAGCCTTATCAGTTTGAATTTTCTCCCCTTCATTTACCCAATAAGCTCCTGGTCCTTCTGCTAAGTAAGTAAATTTCTTCTTAAGCTTTGTCATAGGCTCATACTTACCTAGTTTGCTTACAAGTGATGTATCTACAACCTCCTTAATAATAATCTCTCCGCTTTCTTCTGGTACATCCCCAGTTTTTGCATCAGATAACAAAACATTCTCTGGATCAAATGTTGCTTTAGTTTCTAGTTTAGCCATAAATTCCTCCCTTAAATAATTCTTTTAGTTTGGGCATAATCTCCCATATTCTGCTTCTTTTCTTTCTTAGCTGTCGTCATGTCCGACCCTTTAGGACTCCTGCCTACTACTCGCTTTTCAACTCCTGCATTTACTGCCTTATCAAATAGCACTTTAAACCTTTGTATTCTCTCTAAGGTCTTTTCAGCATCTTCATCAATTACAAACTCCATAAAATCCATATCTAAATCTTGGTCTTGTAATTCTTTCTTTGTGTCATCTTCAAGGTCTCTACGTGCTAACTTTGCTCTAAGTCCTTCGATTTCTTCCTTATCTAGCTTAGCTTGCTCCTTAGCTCTCTCGCTTTCAGATAACTTGGACAAACGTTCAGCGTCCTCAGCCTTCTTACGCTCTTTAGCTATAGTCTTATCTATTATCTCTTGCACCTTTTCCTGACTAACATAGCCCTCGGTTGCTTTTTCTATAGCCTTGTCATATTCCTCTTGGCTGTATGTTTTTTCTTCTTGATCAACTTCTTCTTGTGCCTCATCTTGGACTTGTTCCTCGCTAGCTGTATCTTCGCTTTCAGATAGTCTTTGCAAGTCAATATCCGCAATTAATAAATCTTTCATATAACCTCCCGTTTAAGGTTCGTCAACCATATAATCCCTAGCTTCTTTAACGTCTAACCAGTCAAAGACAATAAAAAATCGCACGATTAACGCACGATTAAATTATTGATATTTACTTGTTTTAATTACTTTTTCACACGATTAACTCACGATTAATACATTAATATTTCATTAACTACTTTGATATTTGCTTGTTTAGTATAGATATCAAAATAAGTTTCTTGTTTATCTCCATTTTGTGTAGCTTCTACATATATACCATCTAAAAGATTTGTAGACATTAATATCTTGTTATTTTGTAAAGTCTTGCAAGACCAAACTATATATATATCTTCAATACCTAAACTTTTATTAAAGTTTTCTACGTAATACTTAATTAGCCATTCTTTACATGCTTTTTGAAATTTATAACTATCCATTTTTACTCCTTTATTTCCTAATTTCATAGATTATCAATCTATAAACTCTCTATGATCACGATTACCTATATAATAAACGATAGCAAAAAATCCTATAACAAGCCATAAAGGCAATAAAACCAATAACCATGGTGCTTTTATAAAACCAAAAATCTTTGCTACAATCAAAATAATCTGCAATAAATACATTTACTTTCCTTTCAGCTCATAAGATAGATAACATCTACAATGAATATCTTCCTCTGGGTCTCCAAATTCTCCTGGTCTTAAAGCCTTAGAGCCGCTAGGAGATATGAAATAATCATCAAAAGCAATCTGTGTGCCATCTAAAGAACTATGAGAACTCCTTACTTTTTCATCATGCACACTATGCCAGGTCTTTAATAGCTTAACTTCTTCATTTACTGATGCCATAGTTTCGTATTTCGTAGTTTCAAAAATCCTATGACCCTCAGTCCTTGCTAAGGTATTAGCCTTTCCTACATCTATCATGTATCTATCTGCTAGCTTATTCGCTATCTTGCTATAAGAATCTCCTTGTTCAATTCCCCCAGCCGTTATCCTTATAAAGTCATATCTAAGTACGTTAGAAGAATGCTTCATCCTATCCGCCCAATTTAGGCCCGCAATCGACTTATTAACGATATTAGTATTGTTTATAGGTTTAGCTATAGCTACAAGTCTTTCATGCCCCTTAAAAGCTTTTAGAGAGTTATTTTTGGTAGTGTCTACTATTTCATCAAATGTAGAAGATAAAAGTATATGATTTTTCGTATAAAGTTCACTCATAAGAACACCTGTCTTATGGTGTAGTAGTTGCCTATGCCAATCATCTAAATTAAGCTGACCCTCTATACTTTCAAGCTCACTTAGTATCTCTCTAACATCCTTGTCTAATTGCCTATAGGATTGTTTATAGTTAGCGTATATCTTCTTCTCTTTCGCTTTCAGGAGCCTCTCGTACTTCTTTAGCATTATCTCCCATATCATCTTGGCCATACATCAAATCCTTCTTACTATCCGTAAACAAATCACTATACATATCTTTTTCCTGCCTTTGCCTTTCAAGCTCCTCGGCTAAATCATCTATACCTTTTAGCTTAGAAAAGGCGTATTGTCTACTTGCCCCTGCATCTATTAACTGTTTAACTGTCTGAGCATTCTTCAATTCATCGTAAGGCTTATTATCTTGGAAATTGATACTTATATCTTTATAATTAATATCCATGCCTTGCTTAATTCTTAAATACTCACAAATAAGCTCCATACGCTTTGTTAAAGCTGTATGATACTTACGCTTTTTAAGTTCTATAATCTGATCAGTAGTAAAGACCTTATATTTTTGACTTTCTCCAGAGGCTACCCCAGAAAACTTCTCGTCCGTAACATTAGGAGCCTTAGAAAACTTATGGATAGCCTCGTCTAAATCCTTCTTGAAATTCTCAAATGCCGTATCATTAATATCTTTAGTCAAGAACTTAGCATCTTGCTTAGTCCCCGTTCCTGTACCATTACTAGCTAGTAGAACGCCTTCCTCTCTAAGCCTCTTATAATCCTTGTAAGTAGTATTTACCATTCCCCATAAAACTAAAAGGGCATTGATATTTTCTTCAAATCCATTAGAATTATCGGAAAATAATAAATTCATCTGATCTATAAGAGATAACTCTCTTTCAAAATCTCCTATATACTCATCATTATTGGCCCACTCTATAATAGGAAACTTATGTAATACATTCTCATACTTATCTACTAGCACAAAACCATTCTTTCCAGGTTCGTACTCGTAAATCTTATCAGCTGTATATACAGTGGCCGCTTGTTGCTTTTCATCTGATGTAAGATTATCTAGATTAATAGTATCCCTAACATAAATGGCCATCCATGGCTCAGGCTTTATCTTATCGTCCCAAACCATAATAACATTTTGGGGTAAAAGCTCGTTAAAACAGTAATTTCCTTCCTCGTCAATGTAATTAATTTCATAGCCTAGACCATTAATACCACTCATCTTTGCTAGAGCTGTATTCTCGTCTTGCTCTTGATTATTGTCTAATATTTCTTGAATAGGTCTGAACTTATCCCTATCTTCTTCTGCAATAGCATAAGTTACTGGCCTACCTACCGCCATCCCCTGTAATATATCTACAATATAAGCAGGATAAGCTAAAACTATCTTATTATTAGACTTTTCAGGATTCTTCTCCCTATCTAATATCTTAGCCCATCCCTCATAGTATTTCTGTAAGGTCGTAAACCTCTCATTATCTTTATTTTTAATCTCTATCAAAGTATCTATAAGCTCAGGAGTTAACTCCGTATCTATCGGTAAACATATCCTCTTAGGCTTTTCCATATACTCTGTAATATAACTTTCTGACTTTGCCATAACTCTCCTACAATCCTAAAACACTTCTATCCATGGTCTTAATACTTCCCAAACCTTGTTCATAACTATATAAAGCATATCTCATGGAGTCCATTACATCGTCAAACTCCTTCTTGACTTCATCTGACCTGTAATTAGTAGCCCATACATAAGAATAAATCTCTTCCTTAAACCTCTTGGCTATATACTCATATATAAAAAGCTTGTCCGTCTTATATAAAATAGACACCGCCTCTATTCCAGGAATAACCGCCTTGTCTGCCATATATGCAACAAGTCCCTCACGACTAAACCTGTCTATATGTTCCACCCTTGCCGAATCACAATAAAAGACTATGCCCTTATATCTATTAGCTATATCTTTCGCTACAGCTACCCAAAAATCTATTTCTTGATACTGCTCAGCATGCTCTTCTATCATGTAATACTTACCGTCATTAGATATGCCAAATACTACAATAGATCCGTAGTGTCCATATCCCCAGTCCACACCAGCTATGTAACTACTAAATCTAATACCATCTAAGCTCTTGACATAATGTCTCTTAGGGTCAAAGCCTTTATATACAACACCTTCGCCACTAACCCAATTCCCGTATATGTTTCGCTCGGTAAACATCCCATCAGGTGTAGTGTCAATAGTCGATTGTAAATATCTCTTATCAAGAAAGGTATTGTCGAAAATAGTAAACTTATAAGATAAAATCCTATCCGTTGGATTATCGATGTACTCTTTTTTCAGCCAATGCTCGGGATTGTCGGGGTTAGTATCACAAATAATTCTTGCCCCCTTACCTGAACATCTAGACCTTATTTCATCAAAAACCAGCTCATTAGCAAGTGAGGCCTCATTCACATAAGCACCGTATGAAGTCATACCACGTATACGACCTAATCCGTCAATCTTACCATGGCCAACTTGGACTACATAAACACCTAGCATAGTAAAATTGCCTAGCTTATCGAATTTGAAATCTATCCCATACTTAGAAGACAATTCTATAAGCACGTTTTGATAAATAGTAGACTTAGAAAAGCCAGCTAAAATATATTGAGGCTTATCCACCTTCTCCATATTAGCAATCTTTTTAACTCTGATAAGCTCCCTAAGAAACAAATCATTATTTAATTGAGTCTTACCAGATCTCTTAGCTCCATGGAGAATTAGTATAAACCAATCTTTAGAACCTACATCCCTATATATTTCTTGTTGTTTTTTAGTATAAACTTTATCGATATTACTCATCTTTTAATAGCCTATCGTCTAACAATTCGAAATATCTTTCCAAGCCTTGATTAGGCTTGCCTTCAACTTCTTTGGCCTTCCTATCCATCCATACATCAGGCTTCCTATTTTTAAGCCAAAAAATCTGAGCTGTGGTGTCTGGGATAACATGCTTAGTAATCACTGTTTTTTCAACATGTTTCTTACCATCAACCATTTTTTGAACCGTCTTAACTTCATCATAATTATAGCCAAGGGCTCTTTTTAACAATTGATTTTCCACCTCAAAATCAACTACTTCTTTCCCTCTTTTTAAGGCTGCCGAAATTGGCGGATACTTATCCCTCCAAACTCTTAAAGTTGAATAAGCAATCCCCATATTCTTAGATATTTGCTCATCAGTAAGTCCATCCCTAGCCCAAGCCTCTATTTTTATTAAATTGTCCTTCTCAAGCCATTCTTGGTACTTACCCTTAGCCAACTAATCACCTACCTAATCAGTCCCCATTCAGCGAACTTCTCAAAACCTCCAATGACATCAATATAATTTCTAGCAATATGAACTATCTCCTCATAGGGTCTACCATCGATTGTTTCATCTCCAATAGCACACGATAGCTTCACTTCTTCACCTGTCTCTTGTGCCTTTAAATGAGCGTAAATGTTTACTGATACATCCGCCTTGGATAAGTCTTTACCATGTAGACCTCCACCAGTAACACCATCTCCCATGTCTGACCCTAATTTTCTATTAGTGCAACCTGTATCCACATCAAGGCCTCCCGACCAATCCCCTATAGGGTTGATATCAGCAGTTGGAAATCTTCTTTGTAGCCTTTCAGTCTTAGCCTTTGATTGACAAATAATGAGTCTATCATCATCCAAAATATATTTGCCATCAGCCCCATACTCTTTATAGATTTCTTTAGCTATAGATGTTAGTTTTTCCTGCTCATCTGTTATAGGGCTACCTTTAAAAATCCCATTATCTCCACATCTAACTTTCCCTACTTGATTTTCAGCTAGGTACTTATCTTGTCTAGCATGGATAATCTCCACATCTTCTATACCAGCTATTCTCTTGACTATTTTCTGTATATCTCCAAAATCAAAAAAACACGAAGATTCAATAATAATATTGCATACCCCGTGTCCAACTGAAACCTCTGCCGCTATTTTAGGTTCATCTTCAATTTTATATCCTAAATCAACTATTGCCCCTGCTATCCTATCAGCTATCTTATCAGGGTGCATAGGGTTCACTTTTTCAAACATTTATTTTCCTTTCTTCCCAAATATCTCCGCTATAAAGTCTTGTTTATTTTTAGCAGTATTTATCATTTCCCCTACAAAACTTTCGTTTTTCAATCTTTTTCCGTTTATAGTGTTTTGATATAAAGCCGTAAAAACTCTTCCTGTCCCCTTTTTAGTCATGTTTTCTGTATATTCAGGCTTCTTTCCATTTATTATATGATTTAGGTTAAAAGTATTCTCTTTAAATCCTTCAAGGTTTTCGATACTACAGCAACATAAATTATCGCCTAATGCTCTAGTCCTATTCTCACCGCTAAAACACCTTAAACCTAATCTGTGGCATCCTTTTTTTATTTCTAATATATCATTCCTTATATCATCTAGTGCATATGTAAAGTCGGTGCCCACTTTTACTAATCCAGGTTTCTTTTTATTAAATTTCATTCCTTCGATTATCACCCCGTATGCACCAGCCTCTTTAAATAACTTTAAATTATTAATTATTTCGGCTTTAAACTCCCTCATATAAGGTTGTATTCTTATAATAACTCTTTTTACTCTAGGAGAAATTTTACTTACTATTTCTAATCTTTCTTTAAAAGTTGGGCACCCTTTTTCTATTTCATCGTAACTGCCACAAGCCATTGACACCTGTATAACACAGTTACATCTGCTTAATACTTCTATATATTTATCATCACCGAGTAATCTCCCTTTAGTAGACATTACAAAAGGATATTGAGTTTTAGCCAATAATTCAAGACACTCATAAGTATATCCAGTTTTACGCTCAATAGGCTGTAAGGGGTCACTCATTCCCCCAATATGTAAGGGTATATCCCAATCACACCAGTTAGTTTCTATAGTTCTTTCACCTTCTATAAACTTTTTAAGAGTGTCTACACTTTCGCCTTTTTTTATATTGTTATAAAACCCATCCTGTTTTTTAGTCGCAAAACAATATTGACACCCATGTGTACAGCCCACATATGTATCAAATCGTACAGGTAAATCACACAAAAAAACTTGACTTCCGCAATTAGGCATCCTTTAACCCCTCCGCTGCTAATATAATATCTTCTACTATTTTATCTTTACTAACTTCCTCTATATATTCATGAATAAGTTCTTCTTTTTCAACAGGGAACACAAAAGACATTGTGAAGTGGTCATTTTTCCCTTTAGTCATAGACAACCCATTCTCGTCTAGTTCGTTTATGTACGACATATCTATCACATCGTTATCTATAAACCCAAACTCTTCCATATCAAAGTCTAGGTCCATCTCTTTTAATTCTTCAAACTCAGTATCAAGTAAAGACCAATCCCATTCAGCAAGTTCCCCGACCTTATTATCAGCAAGCCTAAAAGCCTTAACCTTCGCCTCGCTCAAATCATCCGCTATAATAACAGGAACTTTATCCATATCAAGTTTTTTAGCTGCAAGTAACCTAGTATGGCCAGTAACAATCTCATTGCCCTTATCAATCACTATAGGCACTTTAAATCCAAAGTTCTTAATAGAACTAGCCACGGCATCCACTGCTCCAGCATTATCCCTCGGATTATTAACGTAAGGGATTAACTCATCTACGTTTTTATATACAATATTCATTTCTTTGTCTTTCATATATACCTCCTATAAAACCCTTATCTAAGCCACCATGTATACGCAAGCAAATGACAACTCAACGCAATATATAAGCTATAAAAAAGAAAATTACCTTTAAACAAAAAAATCATAGGAGTACATGGCAGCTTAGATAAAAGCTTTACATACACAAAAAGGCAAGCCCTATAGCCTGCCATTTTATGGAAAACAAATAAAATAGAGGTGTTCCCCAATTAAACACACTACTATAATACCATATATAAAGGCTTCAAATGTGCCAGAATCGTGCCAAAATCGTGCCAGCCTACCTAACATCTACATCAGGACCCTCAATTAAATACAGCCTCTTATATATGTAAAGCAACGCTTTATCACTCATTCTTCTAACTGTACTCTTGCTATAATGTAGCCTATCCGCTACCTCTTGAAAGCTCATAGCCTCCGTTCTAGTCTCTGCCATCCACATATTCTTGACGATAAACATTTCCTCTTTAGAAAGTCCCTTAATGGCAAAAGCAATTGCCCTAGTATCTAAATCAATCTGCAGAAGAGTACGCTTAAGCTTATCAATATCATCAAAGACATCTACCATCTTATCCTCCTGCTTGCTACCTCCACCCTTAGTAGCATCAGGAGAGGACCATGAGGCACCTATTGATAAACTATCCTCTAATATAGATATCTTGGCCTCAACGCCTTCCTTAATCACCAGATCCTTCCCATAGGTTCTAAGTCTTGACTTAGCAATAAAGATTCTTTCCTTCTTCTTATTCTCTGACCTTAACTTCTCAAAATCCATCATAACCACCTCCTTACAACAATAACAAAACCATAATCCATGCAAACATAAATAATATTTCCATAACACCCCTACTTTTTAAAGCTCATACAAACATCCCTTAGGCTCTACTGTAACTGGCTCGAAATGATACATGCAATCTTCATTCTTGCCCTTCTTGCCAATATAAATTTTGGCGTCTGCTACATCATCAAATATCTTATCGACCTTAAAAGAATTACAAACAAATTTGAAAACAACATATACAACCCTATCTGCCACTAGATACAAATCCTTTCTCCCCTCTTTTCATTCATCTTTTAGATCCTCCTTATTACCACTTAATCCTTATCCCGTATATATATTCTCTTTTTGTCAAAAAGTTTTTTGAGTATTTATATTCCACACGAAAATTCGGCAACATCTCTTGTAATTTCAACAAAAATCTATCCTTAGACATCCTACTTTGTTCATACTCGCTATAATTGTCTAAAACTAAAATATAACCAGTATATCCTTGGTAATTCGATATTTTAATCTGGTGTTCCAAGTCCTCTCTTGCCCACCATCTATCAAACCAAACATCAAAAGCTTTCTCGCGTTCTTGCCTTAAATTCTCAACGTTCAACATAAACACCTCCTAAGGTTATAAATCCTCACTCTTGATAAATTGCCCATTTATAGTCTTTCCAGTCCTTTTGCTTATTTTTTCATACGCCATAGAAAGACACTCCACAGGGTCAATCCCAATCTGATTACAAAGGATAATCAAAGTTACAAAGATATCTCCCATTTCAAGCTTGCTATAAACAGTGAGCCTTTTAGATCCCATATACATTAGTTCTTCGTCTGTGACAAAACCGCACATCTCTCTTAAAAAGGCCCAATTATCAAATTCCGTCTTAAACTCAAACACCTCTTCTATAAACTTCATGAATTGTTTTTCAGCATTTTTAGAATGTAGCAAATCCTTATCATCTGCCCATTTCAAAACCAACCCTTGTAATTCTCCAAAATTCATCTAACCCAATCCCCCTTTTTAAGGCTAAAAACTACAGCATTATCATATTTTCTTTTTTCAAAGTATATTTTTTCTATATCGTAATATTCGTATCCATAATTTTCTAAATAGTTAACGTTGTCTAGCTCAATTGAGCTTTCTTCATCAGATTGTTCTAAAAATTCAATGAGTTCTTTAACTTTCATTCTTTTTCCTCCTTATAAATGTCTTTCTTCGTATTGATATTTCTTTGTTGTTAAGCTACTACTACCATCCCTATTAACAACACGTCTCATACCTTCATCTGTTTTTAAATAGTTAAAGTAATAAACTTCTTTCAAATCTTCCTCATTATAGTCTTCCTTTGGATTAAGTTCTATCCATCTTTTGATTAAAGGCTTAGTGTTATAGCCTCTTGTATAAGCCTCCTTCTCAAATTCTTCTTTGTTCATTCTTCCACCTCCACTTTAAATTTCATTACTGTTTTCTAATTTCATTGTTGCCAGCAACGCATTACCACACGTTATCATATCCTTATCTTCTTCAAAACTTGGTATAAAAACTATTACGTCCCAGCCATCTTCTACCAAAGGTTTTTCAAACTTTTCGTATACATCAAATTCTTTTACTATTTCATATTTGTTTTCTATTGCTCTTTTTGTTTCATGGATAGGGGTTATTTTAACAACGAACTTTTCTTTGTCAAAATATTTGTTCATCTTATTCACATCAAGATCACTTTCTGATGTCACAGCAAAGTTTAGTGTATATTTTCTGCCTACTGGATTTGGTAATTTTTTAGCTAAATCACTAATTTGTTGAAGGGATAAACTTTTATTATCAAATGCTTTATTCCTATCTTCTTCATATAGTGTATTAATTGAAAATTGCAATCCTAGTCCACCATTCCAATTGTTGCTTTTCATAAGTGATGTCCACTCTAGTAAAAACTTTTCAAGTCTTTTATTATCTTTTGGTAACATTGTTGATACTACAGGATGGTATTCTTTAAAATGTTTATTTGCGAACTCTCCTACTATTTTTGCCGATTCAATAACATTGAAGTTAAAAGTAGGTTCTCCCATCCTAGCATAATGAACATTAAGCCTTTGTCCGTCTTTTACTCCACTTAAGGCTATACCGGTTGATATTTCTGAAATTAATTCAGCGACTGAAGAATTCCCATGAAATCCCAATTTGGGACAATCACAAAAATTGCAATTCATTGGACATCCTTTTTGAGATGATACAGTTACTACCAACTTGTCGTTCAAGTCGACCTCTATGTTTTCTACTCTTTCTATTTTCTCTTTGTAACCTAAGAAGTCAGCTTTTATGTTGTTTTCCTTTCCATAATCACCAACGTATAGGTATTCTAAGCTTAAATCTGTATCAGATATAATTTTTCCTGTATGTGTTTCTGTTATTTTTCTCATTATTTGGCCCATCCTTTCATCTTAAAAATCAATCTTACTAATAACTAGACATGCTATCATACACATGAAAAATATCATTAAAGCTGTTACTTGATCATCTGTCATTCCACACTCCATTCCTTTATTTTCTCCAATTCAAACTCCCAAACATTCTCATTATAATCTTCTACTGTTAACGTGCCGTTCATAACCTCATATGTTACAACGTGTCCTATATTAAATATGCCTATTCCATTTTCAGGTCTTTTTAAAATAATGTTTACTGTAGTCATTCCTCCACCTCTTCTAAAATTTCGCCACAGCTACCAAGTGGAGCATAGTATATATCATTTATTTTAAAAGCACATACCGAGTAATAGCAATTTCCATTCCCATTGTCTGCATACATATTAGCTTTACCTATAGGATTTAAGTTGTGTATAAATACAATCTCACGCTTTGCTTCAGTTTCGCCATACCAGTCTTCATTCACTTCTTCTTCAGGTTCTCCAAATCTTATATCAGTTATAACAGCTTCAAGCTTAATATCTTTAAATTCTCCACCTGCAGTAGCACAACAATCACTTTCAGTCATTTCAATTGTAATAATCGTATCATCATCTAATTTTAAATAATCTTCATCCCATTCTACAATCTTTTTGCCTATTAATTTTTTACCTAGATCTTTATCTGTTTTATAATCTTCCCAAAAAGTCATTCTTCCACCTCCATTGATTTTTCATAGCCTTGATTAAAACCTAGTTCAAAATTAAGATGAGCTGCTAAAGATATAAGCTCTACGCCATTGATTACTTGTTCGTTCATATCACTAGCTAATTGAAATTTATCCTCGATTAGTTCATTTATCATTTCAACTTGCTTTTCCGTAAACTTAAATTGATATTTTTTATCACTCATCTATAACAATCCCTTCTAGCTCTTTTTGTAACTCCTCTGCAAACTCTCCGATAAATTCGCAAATATCTTCAACCTTATATTTCACATGGAGAACTCTTTCAAAATTTATATCCTCAACCTCGCTTTGGATAAAATAAACTTTGCCGATAAGTCTTTCCATTGTATCTCTTGTCACTCTTACTCCTCCTCCTCGCAAAATTCCTTAACAGCTTCCAACATTTTCTTATCCTTATCGTCTTTTTTTCATCTGTTAGGCGATTGTATACTCCTCCCTCGGGCGTCTTAAGTAACCTTATACTTTTATTAAAAGGTTTATTTTTTCTTTCGAGAGTAATATTTATTTCCTCATCTACAACCTTATAATCGCAATCTTCAGCAATTTTCTTAAGTGAGTCAATTCTCATCTTCAACCTCCACAATCTCAAAATCAGCTAAATCAGTATCAAACTTCTCTTTAATTTCTTCGATTTCTTTAAGAGTAAATTCAGTTTGATAACTAGAATCACCATACATACTATCTAAATAATAATAATTTTCATTATCTCGGTCTAAATTAAGATAATAGTATTCCAAATCCATAGAATTAAACCACTTATGCCTCAAATAAAACTTCTCTTCCTCCCTATCCTCTGGCGGTGTTTCCCTAAACTCCATGGCCGCTTTAATCATATTAATGTCTTTTTCATCACAATGAGTATTTTTAATAAAAATGCCAACTTCACGCTTTAAACCTATCGTGATAAAATTTGTAATAAACCTTAAACTACTCACTTGTCTTACAAAAGCAATCTCTTCGTAATCTATTATTCTTTCTATTTTATAATCATTTTCTTCTGCAATCCTCTTTAACTCGTCAATCCTCATAAATTCTCCTTATCCTAAGTAACTCCATTGCCTATAAACCAAGAATAAGAACCTTAAGCATATAAGCACCAAAGCCCAACCACTAACCATCTTAGCCTTCTTCATATCTGCTATCTCACACCCCTGCTTTACAGTGTAAACCGCCATAAAGTAGGTCAAAACTCTAATCATTTGTGGACTCATGCTCTCTTAACCTCCCAATCCTGCTTATAATTCTTTATCATCTGGCAATCTCTATAATAGCCATTATCGAAAACTGCTATCTTCTCATCTAGATATATGAGCTTAGCATTTTGCTTCCCTTTAGGCTTTCTCTTATCTTCTGGCCTAGTCTGTAACTTATATCTCTTTCCTAGCTCTAAATCTGGAGCTATTATTGCTTTTGGTGCATCTGGTAATCTTGATATTTTCATTCCTTTTCCTTTTATTTAAATATTTATTAAATTTATTCATTCATTTTTTCTATTTCTATCTCCACTCTCGGACACTCTTTGTCGTACTTGACCCTTGACCCGTCATGAGATACTACAATCTTGCAATTGTCGTCCTTGATAACTCCACAATCTGAAAGGATGTCGCAAGTCGCGGCAAGTAAATTTGTGAGGTCTACCCTGTGCTTGGTCTTCCTGTAGTACACGCACTTAAGATTAATAGGATAATCAATATTTTTCTTATATTTCCCTGTAATCTGCCTTCCGCAGTCTCTCGCATAGTCCTTATATCTCTTAGACTGAGTCAAGAAAGGTTGCCCAGTCCTAGGGTTCTTGAAGATCTGCATTGAATTTTTCTTAGTGGCTGGATTGCCATATAAGACTAATTTCATCAATCCTCCATCTCGCTTGCTGAATTCTGTTCCCTAATTTCCTCGCATAATTCTAAATAATAATTAGCTAGTACTATATCTAGGTTGTCAAAAGTCATTTTCTTAAGAAATTTATTTTCCCAAGAATTTCCTAGCTTATAATCATTTATCACCATATCCATTTTAATTTTTTCAAAATTGTTTATGCCATCCATAACACCCTCTTATTTTTCAAAATGGGATCCTTCCGTCGTCTTGTACCTCTTCAAAATCCTCTTCGAAGAAATCCCCATCGTTACTAGTGTAATTGTCCCTACTTTGTCTTTTCTCCTTACCTATGCTATTCTGTGCGTTATTTTGACTACTTAAGAACTCTATATTATCTGCTAATATATCTGTAGTGTAAACGGTCTTACCTGTTTCTTTATCTTGATATGATCCTGTCTGTATTCTCCCTTCTACAGCACACTGACTTCCCTTACTTAAATAAGCACTTGCATTCTCCGCTTGTTTTCCCCATGCAACTATTCTGGGAAAGTCGGCGGTAGGCTTACCCTGGGCCTCCGCCTCCTGTTTCTTTTGTTTTGCCATCTTTTTATCTACCGCTAAAGTAAAGCTACAAGTCGGGCTTCCATTAGGCGTATATCTTAAATCAAAATCTTTTGCAATGCGACCGATTAATATCACTTTATTCATCTACTCCTCCTCTAAAATCTCTGCATCCATAACACCTTCGAATCCGCTTTCTATCAGCTTAAAGTTAGCCATTAGGACTTTATTTGATAAGCTTGTGAATGATTTTTTAGCTCTCTCAGCCATTTCTCCATCGCCCTGGTCAAAAAGACCATTTTCCACATCATCTCCTATTGCAAGAATTATTGCTGTTAGTGTTGCCATTTCGTCATTATTAAGTTTAATTTCCATAATTCAAATCCTTTCTCTTGTAACTTTGTCTTCTAAAACTCTTCCCTTCTAGCTTATAAACGTCCATAGCTTCATACATACGGTCTAATACCTGTTTAGGTGTCTTGTTATTGTTCTCGTCCTTCCACCTTTGTAAAAGCTCGCTAGAGCTATAATTAGACGTTACAAAAATCTTATTTCTTTTGTTTATTACTAGATCCATCACTTTTTTAATTTGTGATATCTCCCACTGATTAGTAGTAGTCCCAAATTCATCAATCACTACCAAATCATTATTTGCGATATTTCTAATTACATCTTCTGGAGTTTCTAAAGACCTATCGTTTATGGACCTTTTAATTTCATTCAAAATCGTTGTTTCATCTGCAAAATATAAGCTTTCTTTATACCTCTTCACTATTTCCTTACAGGTAATAGCAATTAGAGTAGTTTTACCAACGCCCATACCTCCAACTAGACCAATCCCCTTATACATGTTTTTATAATTCTTCACGTACTTAGATAAGTGATTAATCATCTGCCCATTCTCTTTTGTAGTTAGCAGGTCAGTAAAATCCATATCACGATATTTAGTCGGCATTCCTGAATACTTAAGTCCGCCTTCTCTTTTACAGAAATTTACGTAAGTCTCATTGATTTTTCTTTGAAGGTCTGACTCTCTCATTGCTAGTTCTCTTCTAGCTTCATCCTCATCATAAACAAAATTTTTGTTTATCTTTTTTCTCATGGAAATCATATCTTTCCATAATTCTCCATCTGCTATTTTTTCCATAAAATCACCATGTAAAGTCTTCTAGGAACTTATCAGTTTCTTTCTCATACTCGCTTGTGGTCTCTCTATCTAGGTAGTTACCGTCTAGAACTTTTACAAAATTATTAGGTCTTATAAACCAATCAAAAGTTATTACAAAGCTTGTCTTATACCCTTGTAGAAATTGACTATTTCCTATAGATCTAATAGCTTCTAATACTTTATCTAGGCCATTTTCATTTATCCTAGCCTTTAGCATTTTGTATCTATCAGTACTAGCATTTAAGGTCTTAATCTTAGGGATATTTTTATCTAGTTTGTTCCACTCACTAATAACTTGCTTTTTCCACGAATCGCTGTACGAATCGTTACCTGAATCGGTACTTTTATTATCATCGTTGATATTTGAACATTCTTCCGAATCGTTACCTGAATCGGTACCCGAATAAGTATTAGTATTAATATTAATATTAGTATTAGTATTAATATAGGTATTAGTATTAGATATAAGTTCTTCTCTTTTTTTTATCTCATTCTCAAATATATTCTTAATAGTCTTATCTATTTCCCTATTAGATAACTCCCACCAATCATGCATATGGTCATACACTTTAACAACTAAATTAGTATCTACAACGTCATCTAATTTTTTTGTAACCATTTCTTCTATAGGTTTTCCGCCTCTGTTGATTGTGTGCTTTAAAGTGCTTAAAATGGCTATTTCTTGCTCTTCGTAATCATAAACTATTTTCTTATACTTAGTTTCAAATCTATCCAATAAAACTCTGACCGCTTCAGGACTGTAACCAATCTCAAAAGCTATAATCTTAATCGGGATTTTGTAAATACCTATAGGGTTGCCCCTAGGACAAGTTAATAAATACATCATGAATAACTTATCCTCCGGGCTAAATTCATCTATAACTTTCTCATCGTTCCAAAAATCACGTTCTACAATTGTTTTACTCAACCAGCCTCACCTCGTTTCTTTCGTACATACTCACGCACTTACCAATCAACTTATTTAGATTTTCTTCAGTACTTTCAAACATATAATCAAAGTTAAGCTTGTGTATTCCGATTATCTGTGGATTGTAACTTCCTGTACAATTCCCATCCTTATCAGTGCAATAAGTTTTGATACACATATATCTTCTCAAAACCTTGTCCATATATCCGTATTTGTACCATAATTCAGGTAAGGAATTCGGTCCGCTAGCCTCACAAAAAGTAACTTCGATTAAAAAACTTTTATCACCTCTTAAAGGCTCTATGTCTATAAAAAATCTAGTAGGTGCCATCTTTCTAATATTTGTAATTTTAGGATTTATAAGCCTATTAATTAAATAACTATAATTTGCCATATATCCTCACTTCCTCATATAATCAAAAAATTTTTTAATCCTGTATTTATCTGGGTCAGTACAATATTTCTTTAAGTCTTCAATCTTGCAATTACCTTTTATCAAATCCTGATATTTCCCGAAACACTCTTGACCGCTAGAAAATCTAAATTCTATCCTTATATTTCCTATTAGACTAATTGCATCTTTAGGGTAAGCTGCTAAAAAATCATTTTCTTGATTAAGCAAAGGATAATCCTCATGCCAATTTTCTATCTGTATATCAATTCCGTCTGGTGTTTTATCTCTACAAACCACTTTCATTACTGCTTCCTCTTATCTATAATCGCTTTTAAAATATCTTTTCTTTCTCCCTTGTCTGATATCCTGAACCACTCTGTAATCGTATCAGGGCTATCTTCTTCTACTTCCAAAAGTGTAAGCGACTCATACTGGCCACCTTGGACCCTTATCTCTCCAGCTTTCTTATATAATTCGTCGGCACTTAACTTCTTACTAGGTCGTTTTTGGCTATTGCTTGAACCCTTGTCGCCTTTGTTTAGATAATCCATATCCTTACTATCGTCTATAGCGAAAAGCCCGTTTAATGCGTATTTACGAGCATATGAGGAGGTCGCCCCTGTAAGTTGGGATTCATCCATGCCTTTCTTGCTCAACGCTTCTCTAGCGTATGCACTAGTCGAAATCTTTCCTCCATCCTCAGTGTCTATAAAGCTTGCTATCGCTTGTATATAAATTCTATCTCCTACTTCAATAACATTGTCGTTTATAACTACTACTGCCCCTACTTCTGATAGGATAGGCTTAACGGCTTCTAGTATATCTTCACATGATCTATAGTTGTAATTTCCAAAGTTATTCCTTTGTCCTTTTGGAGCTTTTAATTTCCACTGGACTGTCATTAATTTTTCGTAAGCACTCATCTTATCCTAATCCCTTCTGTTTGTACTAGTTCAGCACCTTCTATCTCTAAGCCTTCTTTTATATCTTCTTTTAATTGCTTTTTATCTAACTTATAAGAGGCAATCTTATATTTATCTGGTATAATATTCTCATCAATAATATTTATTGATTGAGGATTTTTTTGAATGTTTATATTGAATATGCCCGCTTTCATTTTAGGCTTACCGATTGCACGCATACTAGAAAATAGATATTCTTTAAGATTCTCTTTTTTTGTGCCTATAGCTCTCCTTTTATCACCAAGCCTTATTTCTTCGTCCCTCAAAGCCTTTTCGTCAGCCTCCATATTTCTAATAACTTTCACTATATTTTCAGCCTTTACATCAAACTCATCACTAATTACATCTAAAGCCTTCTTTATATCTTCGCTTTCTTCTAATTCGCTTAAATTCTGGTAAGCTTCTACTATCTCGTATAATTTCAAAATCTTATCCTCTCATCTTCTTGCTCTTGACACATATTTAATTCATTCATATTTCGATATTTGCAAATATCTTCAAAATTCTTTTCCAAAATATTTTTATTTAATTCTTTCTCGCTTAGTTGATAATCTAAAATCTGATAGTCATTAAATTTTCTTGCATTTCCGTAATCTTCATCTTTAACAGCTTTTAAAATATCTCCATTGTAGTTAAAATCTACATCAAGCATATCTACTTCCACTTCGTCGTACTCTACAATTGACCTTTTAAAAAATATCTTCATAATGGCCTCCTACATAAGTCCTTTATAGTACTGGTCTCTTATAATTCTTTCGTCTTCCTCTGCCTCCTCGTCTATCCTCTTAAGATAAGCCGTATCTTCTTCATCAAGCTTTCCCTCTTCGATATCCTCAAAGACAACATCTTTAATCTTGCAATTTTCTGAAACTATATATTTTGCCTTAAGGGCTTCCTCTATATCTCCGTCGTAATCTTTCTCTATCGCTTTTAGTGGGATATCTACTTCATCTTCTACATATAAGACTCTGGTAAATTTAATTCGCATATATAGCTCCTAACACCTTGTAACTGTATCTTGCTCTCTCTTCTAATTCTTTATCTAGAATTAAAAAGTTTTCATCATTCTTCCTATTTTTTCCACACCTTTTCGCTAAAACTAGAATATTCACTATAAATTGATTATCAAAGTTTTTAGCTTCTTCTACCTTCCCAGCTAGACTTAAACTCTTAAATGGTATAATATTCATACGTTTAACTCTAAGCTCCTAGAGCATACTAGAAGCTTTTTTATTGTCTGGATCTATGCTCAATAGCATTTCTCTTCTGTATCCTAAGATTTTCTTATGCTCCCTTTTACGACTTCTTAAGTCCACACTTTCTACAACTCTTAGCTCTGGTCTTTTCGCTCTCTTACTTGTCTTCTTTTTCCCAAATATTCTTAATGTCATAAATTCCTCCTAATTTTCATTGACGTACTTATAATTCTTTTTAAAAAAATCTTTTACATCGTCTTTTAAGAAATAAACTTTCCTAGACCACCTATATATAGGCAATCCCTCCTCTACCATCTTATCTAAAGTGTTAACACTCATATCAAGCCAAGCAGCCATCTCCGTCTTATTAAGAAACTCCCTCTCGGCTATTGAAACTTTCATAATTACTCCTTTATTCTGAAAACTTATAGTTACAACAATTTTATAATAGTATCTTAAAGTTACTTTTCATCTGAAAAAAATATCATCTACACTTTTTTTGAAAATTATAGAATATTTTTTCATAATATTAGGTGATGGCATCCTATTACCAGCCTCATACATAGAAATCAAAGGTCTAGTTACTTTTAAAATATCGGCCATCTCTTTTTGACTTAACCCTCTACTTAATCTTAATTTTTTTAATCTATTACCAACTTTCTTATTTTTCAATCTATCAATCACCTCCACTCGTCTTATATATTATATTATATGTTACTTTAAGTTACTTGTCAAGTCTTTTTTTAAATCTTCACTAGATTATGTATCTATTTGTTACAATATAGATGTTTACATAGTTACAAAAAGGCATTATAATAATAACAAGATAACTTATAGTTACATAAAAAGGAGAAATTATGTCATTAGGTGCAAAATTAAAACAATTAAGAGAAGAACAGGAAATGAAACAAGAAACCTTGGCACAAATATTAGGTATAAATAGAGCGACTATAAGTATGTATGAAAGAAATCAAAGAGTCCCTAGTACAGAAATTTTACAAAAATATACAAAAACATTTAATGTATCATCCGATTATTTATTAGGAAATACACACTATAAAAGCAACAACATTAATAACGAAAAATATACCATCCCTGTATATGCTTCTATCTCATGCGGCAATCCTTTTGTGGCCGATGAAAATATATATGATTTTGAAGATATAGATATAGCCCTAAAAAGTCAAGGCGAGCACTTTGGTCTCCTTTGTAGAGGTGATTCAATGAGCCCAGAATTTAAAGATGGAGATGTGGCTATAATAAGAAAACAATCAGATATAGACAGCGGACAAGTTGCAGCAGTAAGAATCAACGGAGATGAAGCCACACTAAAAATAGTAAAAAAATCAGAACAAGGCATAACTCTAGTAGCTATAAATCCAGATGTTTTCCTACCTCAATTTTACTCAAATGAAGAAATAATTAACCTACCAGTAGAAATAATAGGAAGAGTAATAGAGAACAGAAGAAAATACTGATATTTAGCCGCAAGGCTTAATATATAAAAAATCAAGGAGAAATTTATGAAATTTAAAAAAATTACTATCGGATTACTCGCTATCCTAGCTTTATCTTCATGTGGTAAGAAGATTAAACCAGAAACAAAAGAAATAACGAATGGATCAGGAAACGAATCAATAGGAACAATGACAGTAACAAGAGCGAAAGAAGCAGATGTAAATGATGAATTTATCAAAGAATGGCTCGAGGAAGTAAAAGATAAAGGTTCAAACTACGACATAATCGTTTATGACGAATCTAATACAAATAATAAAGGTAAAGGAATTTATTACAATGGAGGAGACACCTACCTTAAAAACGTTGACTTTGAATTAGGGACCGACTTAGTATTTACTCTATCAAGTCAAGATAATGCTGAAGAAGTTAAAATAAATTAAAATAGCACTGGGAAACTCGACAATCCCAGTGCTAAAAAATTACCGTAGACTAGACATTGAGTAATGAACATAACAACTAGCCTACTTTTAGTGTACCACAGTTAAAAGTGAGGAGCAAGTATGAAAATCTACAACTATAAAAAAGAAAAAAGAACGTATTATGGATTCAATATATACTTAGGCTTAGATCCGATTACTGGTAAAGAAATAAGGACTAATCGAAGAGGGTTTAAAAGCAAAAAAGAAGCTGAAAATGCCTATCTCAAACTAAGGATACAAACACCAACCAAACCAGAAGCGAAACTCAAGACTTTTAATGATGCCTATGAACTATGGCTAGAAACCTGGCAAACCACCGTAAAGGAGCAAACTGTATACAAAACAAAATCTCTTTTTAAGAATCAGATAATACCTTATATAGGTAATATACCTCTAAAAGAATTTACCCAGCTACAAGCCCAATCCTTTATAATTGACGCCTCTAAAAGATACAAGAATATAAGTAATATAAAAATTTACGCAAAAGCCGTTCTAAATTACGCCAAAGACCTCCACGTAATAGAAAAAAATCCCTTCGATAAAATCAAAATCCCAAAGGAGAAAGTTAATATGCAAGCAATAAACAAAAAAAATTACTACACACCCGAAGAACTAAAAACCTTTTTAGAAATTACAAAAGAAAAAGAGCCACTCCAAACCTACGCTTTTTTTAGACTCCTATCCCATACAGGTATAAGATCAGGAGAAGCCCTGGCCTTAGAATGGTCAGACCTAAACACAAAAACCAACACCTTAACCATAAGTAAATCCATCTCAAGAGACAAAAATGGCAAGCAAATCATATCCACCACAAAAACCGGAAATACAAGAAAAATAACCTTAGATACCGAAACTACTGACACCTTAATAAAATTAAAAGAAACAAACAAAAAGTATATTTTCGAAAGAAGCGGTAAAGTAGTAACAAGATCATATCCCTTAAAAGTATTAAATAGAATAATAGAAAAAAACAACTTACACAAAATTACAGTCCACGGCTTCCGCCATACGCATGCAACGATACTCTTAAGAATGGGAAAATCAATAAAGTACATCCAAGAAAGATTAGGACATACAGATCCAACCATAACGTTAGAAATATACTCCCACATCATGGAAGAAGAAGAAAAAGAAACTCCAGAAGAATTTGTAAGCTTTTTAGACAGCTAA